CAGATGAAATTAAAAAATCAATCTATGTATTTACAAATGGCGTAGGAACAATCAGTGATGAACGATTAAAAGCATACTTGATTGATCAGTTAGACCTGAGCGTTGAAGTAGTAACTAAGAAATACATTAACACAGCAGGAGCTTCTACTCCATATGTACCAGACGGTATTGTATCATTGTTACCATCTGGAACTTTAGGAAACACCTGGTTCGGTACTACTCCAGAAGAAAGTGATTTAATGGGTGTACCTGGTGCAGATACTTCAATTACAGACACCGGTGTTGCAGTAACAGCAATGAGAAGCTTTGACCCGGTAAATGTAGAAACTAAAGTATCAATGATCTGTTTACCATCTTTTGAACAGGCTGATAAAGTGGCAATTCTTTCAGTAGATTAAGGAGAATGATATGGGATTTATTAAAGTAAGACGACATGAAGATGTGATCACAATTCCTGAGTCAGCTTTTAAACAGTTATTTGAACCGCATGGTTGGATTATTGATGGAGAACATGAAACTGGTTTTACATTCCCTGGTCAGGATGATGACGTTGAATATGAAGAAGTGGACGAACCGGATTTTGATAAAATGAATGTATCGAGATTAAAAGAGTATGCCGCAGAATACGGTATTGATATTAATGGGTTAACAACAAAAGCTGAAATTAAACAAAAAATCGTGGATGACTTGTACGAGTAAATGACAATCGATGCTAACGGTCTGAATAAAGTTAAACTTATACTGAGAGAAAAAGATATACCATATTTTTCTGATGATGAGATTCAACAATATTCAGACCTTTACCCAGACGAAAAACGATTGTTATATGAGCTTTTGTTAATTAAGTCACAGAATAACTCTTTAAATATCTCAGGTATTACAACTAATGATGATTCACAATATTTTAAGATGTTAGCTCAACGCTATCGTCCGAATAATTCAGGAATATTAAAACAAGATCAAGAGGTACAACACAATGCAGACTCGACAAGAATCATTGGTTCATAGTAAAGCCGAACTAGTGTTAAGAAACAATATCAAACGGTTTGGAAAAACTTATGAATTTAAACGTCCGGTAAGAAATGAATTTAACGAACCGACTTCACAGGAGACAACAATTCCAATTAAAGGTCTATACCATGAAGAAAATTCTTATATTCAAATCTCACTGCAAGATGGCGGAAGAATCCAATCTAAAAAAGTACCTATGATTATGTATGATTTAAACGACGTTACTGGTTTAACACCACAAAATGAAGACACAATAGTAATTAATAAGTCTAAATTTAAAGTGTCAGGAACAGTCAATATCGGCGAATTAGAAACATTTCAGGATATATCATTGGAGTTGATTACGAATGTTTAAAATGGATGCAAGCAATCTTGTAAATGGTTTGAATAAACTAGAAAACAAATCAGAGTTAGCAATAAGAATGTTTGCAGAAACGGCAGCAAAACAAATGGAAGGGGACGCAAAAAGGCAAGCAAAATGGACAGATAGAACTGGAGCTGCTAGACGTGGTCTTTATGGAGATACCTCACAAATAAGACAAGGGATCAGAATACGACTAAGTCATACTGTTTGGTATGGAGTATATTTAGAGTTCGCTCATGAAAAGAAATACGCAATCGTAGGACCAATCGTTGATTTATCAGCACCGTTCATTATGGAAGATTTTAATCACTTTTTGGACAAATTATAATGGAAACAAGATTTACAGATGTGTATAAACATTTAAAGAATAAAGGCTTTGAAGTATATTTTGTTGGACAACATTTAGGTGATGCGCTTACAGATTATGTCGTAATACGTGATGGTGGCTCCTCACAAAAATCGATATTATCAACACAAGTAAGCTACATTGAGCTTCTATGTTACGTTCCTGAAAGCAGCTTTTCAAGACTTGAACCATTGGTAATCAATGTAAAAGAAGCGATGAAAGAGTTGTTTCCAATGTTAAAAAATACACAATATGAACAACCAGCGTTTTCAGATGACAGTAACAAATCATTCATGAAAACATTACAATTTCAGTATAACAAACAAATTCTAGAAACTATATAGGAGGTATAAAATGGCAGTAACACAGTCAAGGGCTGTTGGGATTCCAACAATTGATGTTGCAATGGTTACTATCCAGACTGGTGATGAATCAACTGGAAAAGAACTTATGCTAGACACTGCTGTTCAGATTCAGGTCGCAACACAAACAGAAACGACTGACCCGAACAAGCTAATTATTAAAGGCATTTTAAGATCTCAGAAGGCAGGAACAACAACTGTTACAGGAACAACGATCACGTTAACAGATAATGTGTTCACACCTGAATTGGTTAAGATCTTACAAGGTGGTACAATTACAACAGATCCAACATCTCAGGAGATCACGGGTTATACGCCACCGGTTATCGGTAGTTCTGAAAAGGGCGAAATCTTTACTCTTAATGTTTATACAGCAGTATATACACCAGCAGGAACGATTTCAAAATATGAAAAAACATCATATCCAAATTGCCAGGGCATCCCAGTAGATATGGAAACGCAGGATGATACATTTAGAGTAAATGAGTATACCATTAATAGTTATCCAGATACGGGTCAGGCACCATACACGATGACATGGGTAAAAACATTACCAGCTTGGCCATCTGCATCATAACAAGCTATGGCTAGCTATTCAATGTCAAACGAAACACAACAGATGGGAATACATATACTCAGACAGAAGTTGACGCACAGTTAACAGGTATTGAAAAAAAAAGATGGATACAAATATGCTAGAAAGTTCAGATAAATTATGGTTAACAACTAGTGATAAAAGCATGATTTCTAGTCATTCGTAAAAATTAAGAACAGAAGAGGTATAAGAATGAGTAACGAACAAGTAACAAGCTTAGCGCAACTAAAAGAATATGGAAGAGGTACTTTTGTACAATTACCAGACTTTGCAGAAGGTCAACCATTTTATGCAAGACTAAAAAGACCGTCTATGATGGCACTTGTAAAAAAAGGTAAAATACCGAACGATCTTCTAACCACAGCAAATAAATTATTTACATGTCAGGCTGCTGATGAAGAAATGGTTCAAAAAGATAACATGATGGGAGAGATGTTAGACACAATTGAATGTTTAGCAGAAGCATCATTTGTCGAACCAACATGGGCTGAAATTAAAGAAGCTGGGGTTGAGCTCACAGATGAACAATTAATGTTTGTATTTAGCTATACACAGGATGGTGTTAAAGCTTTAGACTCCTTTCGTGGACAGCAAGAGGATCATGATGGTGCTGAAGTTAGCGGAGAAATACCGCAAATTACCGAGTGAAATAATAGGAATTGACGATTCTTATACCTCATATTGTTTTGATGAAGCATGTATGTTCATACAACTAAATCTTGAAAAGAAAGATGGTCCTAAACCAATATTCAAAGAAGACAGAGTTGATGAAAACTTACACTTTAGTAGTATGTCAGACATGTATAAACATATATTAAAGGGGTGATGAAATGGCCATTAATGCCGGAACAGCGGTCGGGTATCTTGACTTAGATACTTCAAAATTCAGAAAAGGGTTCTCGACGGCTATTTCAGACTTGAAGGTTTTTCAGAAAGAATCAGCGACAACATCAGATAAAGCTGCAGCTATAGGGGGAGCCATGACATCGGTCGGTAAAACATTAACGACTCATGTCACAGCTCCCTTGGTTGCTGTTGGTGCAGCGGCTGTTAAAGTAACATCAGATTTTGATTCAGGAATGTCAAAGGTGCAAGCTATCTCAGGTGCAACCGGTGGCGAGTTACAACAGTTAAGAGACAAAGCCATTGAAATGGGTGCAAAAACAAAATTCAGTGCAAGCGAATCAGCTGAAGCATTTCAATATATGGCGATGGCAGGTTGGAAAACTGGTGATATGTTAGATGGTATTTCTGGGATAATGGATTTAGCAGCAGCTTCTGGAGAAGAACTGGGAACTGTTTCAGATATTGTGACAGACGCTTTAACAGCGTTTGGTTTATCAGCTAAAGATTCAGCACATTTTGCTGACGTATTAGCACAAGCAAGTAGTAACTCCAATACCAACGTAGGTATGATGGGTAATACATTTAAATATGTCGCACCAATAGCTGGTGCATTAGGATATAGCATCGAGGACACCGCAGTTGCAATCGGGTTAATGGCCAATTCAGGTATTAAAGCAGAACAAGCAGGTACTAGTTTAAGAGCAATCTTAACAAGATTGGTTGACCCACCAAAAGATGCAGCTCAGGCAATGAAAGATCTGAATATTGAAATGACAAATGCTGATGGAAGTGTTAAACCTTTATCAGAAGTAGTCGATCAGTTACGGACAGGTTTTGCAGGATTAGATGATTCACAAAAGGCAACTTATGCATCAATGTTAGGTGGACAAGAAGCGATGTCTGGTTTACTTGCAATTGTAGGAGCATCAGACGAGGACTTTAATAAATTAGTTAGCGCAATTGATAACAGTGACGGAGCAGCACAGAGAATGGCTGAAACAATGCAGGACAATCTTGGTGGTGCAATGGAACAACTCGGTGGTGCTTTAGAAAGTGCTGGTATTGTAATTGGAGATAAATTAACTCCATATATTAGAAAACTAGCAGAATGGATCACAGCACTGATCGAGAAGTTTAATAATTTAAGCCCAGAAATGCAAGATCTAATTATTAAGATTGGTTTGGTAGCGGCAGCTGTTGGACCATTGTTAATGATCTTTGGTAAAATTATTACATCAGTTGCAAGAATCGGTGACACAATAAAAAATTTAAAAAATACATTCGATATCTTAGGTTCCGTATTTAAAATATTTGGAAAAGGAATAGGCGGACTTGTATCGAAAGGTTTTGGGTTATTAAAAGGAGCAGTAACTGGTGTAATGGGAGCACTGAAAGCACTATGGGGTGTAATGTTAGCAAACCCAATTACAATTGTTATTGCAATAATAGCGGCTGTCGTAGCAGCTTTTGTTTACTTTTGGAACACATCAGAGGACTTTAGAAATTTCTGGATTAATTTATGGGAATCTATTAAAGATGCAGCGTCATCAGCTGTCGACTGGATTAAAGAAAAGATCAACCAAATTGGGACATTCTTTACTGAGACATTACCAAATGCGTTCAATTCTGTAATCGAATGGGTAAAAGAAAACTGGCTAGGACTAGGATTACTTTTAGTTAATCCAATTGTTGGAGGTTTAAAACTTCTGTATGATAATAACGAAGGCTTTAGGGACTGGGCCAATAATTTATGGGAAACAGTAAAAGAAGCATTTACAAACGGTTGGAACGCAATTGTGACATTCTTTACGGAAACAATACCAGCTTGGGTTGAGTCAGTTGGACAATGGTTCATGGATTTACCTTTTAAAATCGGCTATGCTTTAGGTTATGCATACGAAACAATCAGGCTTAAGATTTTAGAATGGGGAACATATCTAATTGAAACAATCCCACAAATTATCAACAATGTTCAACAATGGTTCATGCAGTTACCAGGGAAAATCTGGGATGCTTTAGTTCTTGCATACAACAACATTGTGTTATGGGGACAACAAACTTGGACAAACATCGTTGAAACATGTACAAATGTATACAATTCAGTCGTTGAATGGTTCAGCCAATTACCTGGAAAGATCCAAGAATTTTTAACAAATGCATATAACAATGTCGTAAACTGGGGTCAACAAACATG